ATCATCTTCCATAACTTTACTTGCATTCGTTTCTTTACCATTATCTTTTAAATCTTCTTTAGTTCCTATATCTTTTGGTGTATTTTTATTAGCTTTTTCTAAATCCTTTTGTAATTTTAAAGCATCCTTTTTAGCATCAGTAAAAGTTTCCGTCATTTCATCTAATTCCTTTTCATCAATAGGAGGAGTATCAATCAAATTAGATGGTATCATCATAGCCATATTAACTAAAGCCTTGCCAATATTAACTATTAGTTTTATTACAGGAGTAATAATTTTAATAAAACCTTGAACCCATTGCACAATAACATCCATATTTTCATATAAGAATATTAATAAGGATCCAATTAAAACTGAATTCCAAAATTTCTGCAGTCTTTGTAAAGCTGGAATCTTTTTAAGAACTTTCAAATTAGGTTTCTTAGGATTTTTTGGTGCTTCAAGTTTCTTCTCTCTAAAACGAGCAAACATTCTTCTTAAACTAAATTTTTTATTTTTAGTTTCTTTCTCATCTATCTCAAGATCTTTCTTTATAATAGTTTCAATATCACCAACAACCTTTTTCATATCAACCAAAATATCTTTAACCTCAGTTGATTTAGAATCACCTGTATTAGAAGTTACAGGCATTGAAATAGTTTGATTTTTTCTAGGAGATATTGCACTTTCAGGTCTACTATATGTTTTTTTCTCTTTTCTATCTCTGTTTAAAAATTTGTCTGCAGCAATTTTTTTAGCTTTACCTTTTACTCCCATTGCTGCCCTTTTACCTGCACCTAATAGTGCTTTTCCTAATAGTGGTAATATCATGTTGAGGTCACGTTATAAATTCCTGCAACCGCAAACTCAGAACCAGTTCCGTTAGGATCTTCGGATGAGAATACAACAGAATCATTACCAAAAGCTCCTGAACCACTTGTAGGACCAGATTCATTATTAGCTGTTAATGGCAGAAGGTTGATTTTTGGAGTTTTGTTAGAAGAAACCTTAGATTCTATACCACTCGAATCTTTTGCTGATTTGCTATTTGAATCTATTCTTAATTGATTAGTAGAAACCTCTTGATCATTTGTACTACCTCTATCTTCAAATCCCCCTAAAATATTACCTACTTTCCCCTCATTTACTTTACGTTCATATGATCCTTTCCAATTCTGATTCATTTCTTTTCCAGTTTCCAATTTATAAATTTGCTCATTAATTTCACCACCAACACCACTCAATTTGTCCCATAAGTTCAAATTCTTTTTCTGTTCTTTTAATTTGGCAATAGTATCTTCTTTCCCACCAATCTCTATTGATTCATTAATATTACTTGAAGTATCACTTTTTTCATATTTTTCTATCATAGGAAAACCTGTATTAGGTTGTTCTCTATGATAATCATACATCTCTTTTTCAGTTAATGTTGGTCCTGTAAAGGCTTCGTCAACTAAAACTCCCAATTTACCACGATATTCTTCTTTAATTTCCTTTTCTCTTTCATCTTGCATCCGTAATGTTTCTTTTTTATATGCATCTAATCCCACTCTATCTTTATTTTTGAACAACTCTTTTTTTTCTTCAGTTAGATCTCGTTCTCGGAAGATTAATTTTCTTTCTTCACTAATTTTTTTCCACATCTCTGCTTGAATTCCCTTTCCAGGTTCACCAATTTCATCTAAAGCTTTTTCTTTCTTAAAAACTAAATTTACTTGCTCAATAGTTCCCCACGTCTCTCCATCTGCTCTAAAACTTCCTGGTTTAATGTATTTTTTCTGTCCAGTACTTTCACCTGTAGGATCCTCATATTCACCTGCTTTTCCCTTCCACCCTTTATTACCATAATAATTTAAAGTTAAAATTGGTGAACCTTCTTTTTCATGCCCCTTTGGATATACTAAAAACCCACTATTAGCATCCAAAAGAGGAGTATCTGGACTATCAGACATTAATCTTTCATTAGAAGCAATAACTTTCTCTCTAAATTCTTCTTCTACTCTTTTTCTTCCTTCTCGTATTACCTTACCACCACCTATTTGTTTACCTATCAACCAATTTCCTGCTGCTATTGTAGCTACACCCAATCCCAATATACCAGCTACAATAGGATTAGCAACAAGCAATCCAATAATACCACCTATAGCTTTACCTAATGTAAATAGAGTTCCCAAACCACCTATAAAACTTAAAGCAGTAAGAGCTATTAAAGTCTTGATAATCGTACCACCATGTTTATTTAAAAATTCACCAAAAGCAGTTAATTTTTTCGAATTCTCAGGATTTCTAAACCATTCAAGTAATTTTATCGTAGCTGCACCCAATAATATATTTGTAAGAAATTTTTTAATTCTATCAAAAACACTCTCAGCTGCTTTAACTATACCTTTTGTTTCTTTTTCATCGTCACCATCTTTTCCTTTCTCTAATTCATCCTCTCTTCTTTTTTTAGATTGCCGTTCATTCTGCAACCTCAAATTCTTTCTTTCTGCTATTCTTCCTTTAACCTGGTCTAATAATACTTTTTTTACCCCAACTAAAGACTCAATAACAGAATGTAATCCATTCATCAACTCAGTATTATCAGTCTCTTCTGGTTTTAATGATTCTATTTTTTCATCTATATTTTTTTTACGTGAAGAAATAATATTCTTTAATAAAGTAATCTTTTTTGAATTATTTTCAACCTTCTCCTCCAATTTACTACCAGCAGCAAAAGATGCTCCCATAAACTTTGATGGATTTATTTTTTTAGGAGGAGCCTCAGGCATTTCTATTCTTTGCTTGCTGTTGTTTTAATCTTTCATCTTCAAGATGTTGTTGTAGAAGACCAACATAAACGTCTCGTTCCCAAGGAATAAGATTTTCAATCTCAGTTAATGAGTATTTATGATACTGCATCAAAGCAAAATTTATTTTAAAATAACTCTCAAGACTCATATGAGACATCCCTATCCGAAAAAAGATGTTAAACCCTCAAGTAGAACAGTATTTTCTTTTTTAGTTTTAGGATTAATAAAAGTTACTTCATGAGACAACTTAGGCATAGTCTCAAAGAATTTTTCAACTTGCTTAAACTGCACAGTATTCATTTGCTCTAAAAAATCAATCAATTCTTTCTTAGTACAATCGGATGCTGACCAAACTTCTTCATCAGTATAAACTGTATCTATAGATGCTGCTATCAATTCAAATGATTTTTCAAAACTAACATCACCACCAATTTCAAAATTATTATTAATAAATTGATCCAATGAAGGATACTTCATTTCCATCACTAAATTATCATCCAATTTAATCTTTTTATCATGCTCTTCATCTTTCTGAACTTTAATATCATCAATATTAATCTCAACAGGAACCGATGTTTTGCCATCATCGGGAGCATATAAATTAACTTCAATAACTTCTCCTACAGATTTTCCACGAATATGTAAGAACAAATATTCAATATCAAAAGTAGGAAGAGTTTCTACCTTAACACCTCTAGTTTGAATACAACTAGAAAGAACTGCCTTTATAGCATTTGTAATTTGTTTTGTATCTTCAGATTCTAATGCTAAAACTAAAAGTTTTTCCTCTTTAACTAAAAAAGGTCTATATTTTACAGTCTTATTATTAGAAGGCAATACCAACTCATAAGTTGGAGTGGCAATTTTTGGTAAAGGCATGATAATTAGATCAGTGTTTTATTTATTAAGCAATTTGATTGTTAATTTGTACCATTTCAGAAATAGTTCCAGCTCCAGTTATGAAACTTGCTGCAGAATCCAAACTTTTTTCAAAATTACGTTGTTTTTTCATTATTACATTAGGATTATTGTAAGGATTAGTAGCATCTATATCTTTAATATTATATCTCATAAAGGAAAAATTGACACTGCATTTTAAAAGATCTGGTGCATCATAAGAAACTGGCATCGCAGTGATGCTAATAGGAAAAGCTTGAATAAAAGAATAATCTAACATAGTATCATTCTTAAATGACACTTTCTTAGAAGAAAAAGATACATCTTTTTCAAATTTAGTTAAATAAATGTCTTGTTTATATCCATTTGTTCCTCCAGGATATTGATATCTAGCATTAACATAAGGATCATCAAACTTTTTATTATTAACACCACTAATATAATTAATCCATCCCTCAAATGCTTTAATTACATTATATCCACGATCAACATAGAATGTGGTATTAAAAGTTTCATCATATATTCTTCTATATGCCATTCTTTCAGTAACTCCATGATAATCATTAGTTACATCATGAGTAGCAAGAGAAGATCCTGGTAAATTCGCATTACTGCATAATAACTCAATATTATTAGATTGCTCATTATTTAGCGACAAATTCTTTATCACATTTTGAGGAAAAGTTAAACTCAAAAGGTAATAGGAAGTTTGAGAAACATTCAACAATCTAGATTTTATATCACGTATCTCTAATTTTTCGGGACGCTTAGCTGGCATCTATAAATAATTTTTAGGTCGTTATATTATGTATACAAGATGGCAGAGAGTATTAAGAGTAAGTACAAACCAGAAAACCCTAGAAAATACAAAGGAGACTATAGAAATATAATATGCCGAAGTAGTTGGGAACGCAAATTTTGCAGATGGTGTGACCTTAATGAAAGTATTCTTGAATGGGGCAGTGAAGAATTTTTTATACCTTACCGTTCTCCTGACGGTAGAGTTCGTAGATACTTTCCAGATTTTATCATGAAAGTAAAAGAAACTAACGGTGAAGTAAAAACTTATGTAATTGAAGTCAAACCACTAAAGCAAACAAGACCACCAAAGAAAAGAAAAAGAGTAACTAAATCATACATATATGAATGCACTACATATGCAGTCAATCAAGCAAAATGGAAAGCAGCAGATGAATGGTGTAAAGATCATAAAATAGAATTTAAAATTATTACCGAAAAAGAATTAGGTATTAAGTAATGGATAGAACAGAAGAACTTCAAGAAAAACTCGATGGATCAGAAGATGCTGATCTAATTATGATGAGTATTTTGGAAGTATTTACTGAAACAGAATGGGTTCCAGATGCAGGAAAATATTATACATTCATATACATAGCAAAGACTCCTGATAAATACTATGACGAACACCCATTAGTTGCTGTTACATCGGTAGAAAAATGGGGATTCAAAGGACTTAATTTTCATTGGGGTGAATCTCGAAACTACACTTGGCAAGAAGTGGTTGGAGCTTTACATGTAATTAATAATGATGAAATCGAATATCTACGTTCCTTACCTTATGCCAAATATCGTGCTAAATAATTAAAAAATTCTAAGATGGCGTTAGAGTTTAAAAAATCAGATACTTTTCTTTTAACAGGATTATCCTTTAATCTTAAAGAAAATCTAGAAACAGGACAACAAACAATAGAAAGAAATAATGATATTCCTTTAAAACCAGAGGAAGTTCTTGATGCTGGAGATTTTTATAATGAATCAGAAGGAAAGATTGATTGGGCTACTATATCTTCATGGGATAAAGATTCTTACTTAGATGTCTTAGGGGCATCAGATGATAAGGTAGAAGAAATACTTAATGACCCAAATGCTAAAAATATATTCAGAGATGCTGCAGAACACTTGCCAAGTAATCTTAGTTTTGCAGATGCAATAGAAGGTGCTGGTATATTAGAAAATCTAGGTGGAATGCCTGGAACTGCAAAATATGGAATAGCCTATAATGCGGATGCACAATCTCTTGTTTATCCTTTAAAAACAAGTTCTGACGATAACTTTGATTATCTGCAAATAGTAGGATATAGATATATTCCTGGGGATGCTAGTAAAGATTGGAATTGGGATACAAGTATAACAAAGAAAGAGAATGGAGGTAATACTTCATCCAAATACTTAGATACACCTAGTAATCGATATACTTCAGATAAAAGAAAGAAAAATATTTTAGGTACAGCAAGATTGCCAATGACTGCTGGAATAAGTGAATCCAACTCAGTTGGTTGGGGACCAGATAATCTAAATGCTATGCAACAAGCAGGAGCAAGACTCGCAGCTGAAGGTATAACAGGAATAACAAGTGGAAATTTTGAACAAATGTTTAAAGAATATAAAGATATTATTAATGATGCCTTTGGTGATATAAGCAAAGAACAAATCAAAGCATTTTTTGCAGGTGAAGCAGTAGGTGCAAATATCTTTACAAGGGGAACTGGAATGGTACTTAACCCCAATTTAGAACTTTTATTCACTGGACCCCAATTAAGATCATTTACATATTCTTATAATTTTACACCTAGAGAACCAGAAGAAGCATCAAACATAAAAAATATAATTAGATTTTTTAAACAAAATATGGCTCCTAGAAGTTCAAAAGGAGGAACTTTCTTAGAATCACCAAATGTTTTCCAATTAAAATATCTTACTAATGGTGGAGAAGAACATCCATTCATGAATAACATAAAACTAGCAGCTTTAACTAATTTTACAGTAAATTATACTCCTGCTAACCAATATATGACTTATGAAGAAAATAAATCTATGACCTCGTATCAAGTTGGAATGACCTTCAACGAACTAGAACCAGTTCTATTTGATGATTATAACCAAAAATTAGATACAATGGGGTATTAAAAAATGGCAAATCCTTATTTTAGACAAGTACCTAACCTTGAATATGTTAATCGAAACAAAGATAGTACAACTCTATCAAATTATATAACAGTAAAAAATCTTTTTAAAAGAGCAAAACTCCGTGATGATATTATTGCCAATCTAGCATACTTTACCAAGTATCAAATAATTGGTGATGATAGACCAGATAATGTAGCTCAAGAAGTATATGAGGATCCAAAATTAGATTGGTTGGTTTTATTAGCAAATAATATCATCGATATTCAAAATGAATGGCCAATGCCTCAAACAACATTTAATTCTTTTCTGCTAGACAAATATGATACTTATGAAAAAATAGAATCAACACATCATTACGAAACAATAGAAATCAAAAATACTAAAAATTCTATAGTATTAGAAGGTGGACTAGAAACTCCAAGTACATGGAAAACAAACGGAAACTACCTACAAGTATCTAAAACAACCATAGGTCAGATATTCGCAGGTAGTGGTGGAATTCCGTCAAAAACAGTTACAGTTACTGTAAATAATGGGATTAAAAACTTAACGGTAGGATCTGAGATACAAATTACAAATGTATCACACCCAGATTTTAATGGAAGATTTGTTGTAAAATCTGTTTTTGCTGCCGTAGGAGATATGGTTATTAAATTTACATATGACTTACCATCAATTCCAACAGTATTATCCCCTCCACTAAATGGAACTGAAGAAATATTACTTACAGTAGAGGGAAATATTGGTGTAGGAAATGCGTATTATTATGAATATTTTGATAAAGGGTTAAATTCATATGTCACTGTTCCTTCTGCAAAAGTAATTAAAGAAGTCACTAATTATCAATATGAAGAAAATATAGAAAATAATAAAAGGAATATATTTGTAATAAAACCAGAGTATCTTGGTGTTATATTTAATGATATGGATGAGATCATGAAATATAAAAAGGGTTCCACTCAATACATAAGTGAAACCCTAAAGAAAGGAGATAATATTAGATTATACCAAAATTAACTTTCTGCTAATTTTTGGAAATATTGTAATGTATCATCTTCGTCTGAAGAAGCAGATGCTACAGGAGCAGCTACTGGTTCTTTACTCTTGAAATCAGGAGTAAATGATCCACGACTATTATCCTCATCAAACACCTCTTCATCTACACGACGAGCAGGTTGCTTGTGTCCTAAAACATAATCAAGACGTTTCTTCAAATCATCATATGACTTGAACTGATCAGTGGCAGTTACAGCAGCAAGAGAATGTTGCTTATTCCATAATGCCTCTAATGCATCTTCATCATCTAGAAGTGGAGTTACTTTGTCAAACTCTGACTTATCATAATTCCAGTAACCATCCTTTTTGACAATCTTCAACTTGAAGTTTGCACCTTGCCAGAAGTCAAAAGGATTAATTGGAGTTTCATCCTCAAACTCTGGTT